CGTCTGATATGTCAGCTGTCGCACGAAACGCCAGAGGCGTATACCTGCATTTGCGTGAAATCCATCAAATCTGGACAAGCCAGCTTTATCCAATGCTTAAGGCCGTTGAATCTCCGCTGGCTAGCAAACTGTACGACCGTGTTGGTGATGCTGTTTTTGGCGCTGCACTTGTTGATTCCAGGCTGAATGGTTCTGACAAGGAGGTTCGCCCATGATTAGTTACGAAATCATCATCTCCACTACGGAATACAGAAACGATGTATCAGTTCGCACGGATGTATCTGTCTGGCACCGTCGCTATAAATCCAGAAAAACAGCGGAACTGAAAGCGGCAGAGATGTGTGAAACCATCTCAATGAAAGGTAGCCCGGTTAAATACGTAACTACGGTGGAGGTGCGTCCATGATCCGCCACATCGTTAATTCCCTGTATCACCGATACAACCGTTGCCCCCGTGTGGGGCAGTGGTTCGCCACCAGCAACGGTCACGTTCTGCGGGTTTGCCTAGTCAACGCTGAAAGCCAGAAAGTCGTGTGCGAACTACAGGGGCGTAGCTACACCATCAGTTACCCTCTGGCGGTATTTCTGTCTGGAAAAATGTTTAAGCGTCTGGGAGGTGTGGCGTGAACTGTTTTCAGTTTGTGTGCGGATGTGCTTTCGATAACCCGATTCAGCGCCTGATTATGTTGCGTGTTTTGATGTCGGGTTCTTCAGACGGTGAAGGCGAGAGAGTTATTGATCATCAGGTGCTTGCTGATTTCTGCTGTTGTTCTAAGCAAGCGATATTCAGGGAAACCCTGGCACTGGAAAGAGCTGGTTATCTTCATATCCGAAAAATTGCAACGCTTACTATTGATGCAAAAGCCAGACTACAACCTGCGCGTGGCTACACAATTCTCATGCCGCGGAAGGAGGTTGTATGAGCCGTTACGCCCCCACACCGGAAGTTATGGCTATTGGTCAAATTAATATTTCCGGCAATGTTACACCTGCGAACTGGTGGAAATATATTCGACTACCCAGTGGGCGTCCGGATGCGACGGCTATCGCTCTGCTTTCAGAGATCGTTTACTGGTACCGCCCGACAGAGGTCAGGGATGAGCACACCGGAGCGTTGCTGGGATATCGCAAGCGTTTTCAGGGCGACAAACTGCAAAGAAGCTACCAGGCGTTTGCTGAGCAGTTTGGTTTCGGGAAAAGGGAAACCGCAGATGCGCTGAAGCGTCTGCGCGATGCAGGGTTTATTACTCTGGATTTACGCACGGTGGAAATGCTCGATGGGGTGAAATGCAGCAATATTTTGTTTGTCGGGATCAACCCACAGGCAATTGCGGCCATCACCACACCTTCTTCTGTTTCGCCAGAAAGTAACAGCAATAATGCAATCAGCGATACAGCTATTACGTTAAAACGGAACACCCCCCGACGTCATAACGGAACAGGGGATACGCCGAATGTTGATACAAATACAGAGATTACTACAGAGATTACAACGGAGACTAAAAACACTATTGATGCATCCGCTGACGCGTCTGCGCCAGCGCGTTCTGCCCGACAGGAATATTCACCGGAATTTGAACAGGCCTGGCAGGAATATCCCAAACGTGCTGGTGGCAATTCCAAGTCAGCAGCCTTCAAAGCCTGGAAAGCCCGTATCAGGGAGGGAATAAAACCGGAGACCATGCTTGATGGCGTGAAGCGGTATGCCGCCTGGGTACGTGCTACAGGAAATATCGGCACACAGTTCGTGAAGCAGGCTGCGACGTTCTTTGGACCCGATCGTCACTTCGAAGATTACTGGCAACAGCCAGCCGCTCACGGAGGTGGGCGACAGCGACAGGTCGATGTCCTGGCTGGCCTGGGAGCCATGTCTGACAAATTCGGTAAATCCAGTAACAAATTGACATTCTGAGGTGACAGCGATGATGACGATTGACCAACGTGAGAAACAAACAAGACTACAGGCGCGAATGGATGAGTTACGGGCAGAAATGGATGAGTTACGGGCAGAGATTGCATTTGCTCAGAAGGGCGAAAAGCCATGGCCTTATCGTTCCTGCCTGATGCGTGAAGGTCGCGGATATTGCGAAAAACACGGTAAATATCGTACGCATATACTGGTGTGGATCGATCGTAATGGCGAGGACAGAGAAAAAATTTCATGCTGCCCTGACTGCTTGATCGCTGAGGCCAGTGATTTGACCATGGAACTGTCGTCCCTCAAGGCGGAAGAACTGACTGATAACGCCGGAATTGCTCTGCGTTTTCGGGACTGCGAGTTTGATAATTATCTGGAGGTTAATCCTGACGCAGCCAGAAATCTTGCGGCCTGTCGCCGCTATGCGGAGAACTGGCCAGATATGCTGGAGAACGGTACCAGTCTTGTTATGACCGGCAGTTGCGGTACCGGGAAAAATCATCTGGCGGTATCAATGGCAAAACACATCATCCGTAACTATCTGGCCAGTGTGGAGATCACCGACGTGATGCGCCTTACCCGGGCTGTGAAAAACTGCTGGCGGAATGACAGTGAAAAAACAGCGGATGACGTCATTGAGCATTATGCGTCACTGGATTTGCTGATTGTCGACGAAGTCGGCGTTCAGTTTGGCAGTGCGGCTGAAATGGCCATTTTGCAGGAAATTATCAATGCCCGGTATGAGGGTATTTTGCCAACTATCCTGATCAGCAACCTTTCACCGGAAGAATTGTGGGCGTTCATCAGTCCCCGGATTGCCGACAGGATCACCGATGGCGGGCGCAACTGGTTGTCGTTTAACTGGCCCAGCTACCGTTCTCGTATCGGAGGTGTTGCCGCATGACCAGCCAGAACACCCCGGCATGGCGTAACGATGACCTGGAAGGCGCTGTCATCGGTGCGTTTTTTCTGCGTGGGGCCGATCCGGAAGTGATGGATATTCTGGCCACACTTCCGGCGGATGTATTTTTTGTGCGTCAGTACCGGGATATTTACGCGGGGATTTGCAGACAGGCTCGCATATTCGGCGTCATTGACCCCGTACTGCTGTGCAATGAGATGCCGGAACTTGCCCCGGTGATTACCGACACCGGACGCAAAACCTGGGTGAAGTCTTCACTGGAGCACTATGTCGCAGCGTTGCGGCGCAATGCCGCACTGCGCGATGCAGAAAAAACACTGACTGAAGCATTACAGAATTTACGTGATGCGTATACCTGTGAAGCAGCCGAGGATGCCCTGAAGGATGCGCAGAACATGATGGCCTCACTGTCGACCGGAAAGGGCGTCATTCAGCCGGTTCACATTGATGATGTCCTTCCGGAAGTGGTCGACCGTGTTGAATGCCGCAATCAGGGACTGGAGAAATCCAGGGCGCTGATGACCGGTATTGATGAACTGGACGCAAAAACGGGCGGTATGGAGCCCGGAGACCTGGTATTCATTGCCGCCCGTCCTTCGATGGGGAAAACCGAACTTGCGCTGGACATCATCGACAAGGTGACTGAGCAGGGGCATGGCGTGCTTCTGTTCACCATGGAGATGGCGAACATCCAGATTGGTGAACGTATGGTGTCTGCTGCCGGTGGAATGCCGGTATCCCGTCTTAAGTCTGTTGCCCGTTTTGAAGATGAAGACTGGGCGCGTTTCTCGCAGGGCGTGGGACGAATGACGGGGCGTAATATCTGGATGGTGGACCAGGCAAACCTGACCATTGATGAGATATGTGCAACCACGAAGCACCACCGGATGAAACACCCGGAAACGGCGCTGGTTGTGGTCGATTACCTCGGCCTGATTAAAACCCGCAGCACGGGGCGTCACGACCTTGCTGTGGGGGAAATCTCAAAGGGACTTAAAAGCCTGGCAAAATCCGGCGGTTTTCCGCTGATTGCTCTGAGCCAGCTCTCCCGCGGCGTGGAATCCAGACCCAATAAACGCCCAATGAACTCGGACCTGAAAAACTCCGGGGAAATCGAGGCGGATGCCGACATCATTCTGATGCTTTACAGGGATGAGGTATACAACCCGGAAACTCAGGCCAGAGGCATAGCAGAAATCAACATCACGAAACAGCGTAATGGCACGCTCGGGACCATTTACCGGCGTTTTCATAACGGACATTTTCTGCCTGTGGACCAGGAGAGTGCCCGGGTTCTTTCCACACCCATGACGCCGGGCAATCCGCGCAGATACAGCAATAACCGCATGTCGGGCAGTAAAACGGAGCGTTTATTTTGAACAACAGAGCAATCACTGTTTCACCGGAACAACTTCGTCGGCAGGCGCAGGAGATGCTTCGTTGTGCTGAACAGATGGAAAAAACGAGCGTGGCAAAGGATACGCTCCGCAAGCAGCTTACTCCGGCGCTGCGTGATCTGCTGCTGGCAAAACACCGCACACAAAAGGCGGTGGATGAGCTGGTGGATTGCGTGGCGGAACTGGAAGGCCAGGTAAGCCAGTTTGAAATACTGGTGAAGGAGTTTACTGCGTGATGGCTGAATTTTTTCTTCTGCGTTCATGCAATACCGTTCGCTGAGGTGACCGTGAGAGCACTACTGACCCCTGAAATTGCCCCGCGTATGGGGATCGTATTGTTCAGGCCCGGTTCAGAGCTGATGCCCCTGTTTATGCAGGGGCGTGTCCTGCTGGAGCCTGAGCCGGAACGTTATTCATCTTTTGCCAGTGGTGCCGTTCCGGCGGCATCACAACCGCTGGCGGATGATCCTGCCGTTCGGGCCGTGTTCCGCAATGAGGCAGTGATCCGTCGTGCTGGTGGCGTGGAATGTCTTGAAAGCTGGTTACTTCGTGAAAAGGGCTGTCAGTGGCCTCATTCCAACTGGCACAGCGAGAACATGACCACAATGCGACACGCTCCGGGCGCAATCCGTCTGTGCTGGCACTGCGATAACCAGCTGCGCGATCAGTTCACGGAACGGCTGGAATCAATGGCAACGGATAACTGTGCCCGCTGGGTGTTGTCTGTTGTGCGTCGGGAGCTCGGTTTTGACGACAGTCACGTTGTGACAATGCCGGAACTGTGCTGGTGGCTGATTCGTAATGATCTGGCGGATGCCTTATCGGAAAGTGCAGCCCGTAAGGCACTGAGATTACCGAAGCCTGTTGTGCCGTCTGTTACCCGGGAAAGTGACCTTGTGCCTTCGGTT